ATCCACCACTTGTGGAATCTGGTTTGATCCGGTAACCAGGCAACCCGGAGAGACAACTCATAAACACGACTGTCCCCACCATCGAGGCACAATGCCTCGACGAAGCCCACAATAAGTGAGCCCCCACCACTTGGCCTAACTAGGGTGGGTGCGCGATTAAGGTCCGCGCTGACCATGACATGCATTAATTGGACACTCCAGGCCTTGTACTAACTCCCCAGCTTTCCGCCCCTGGATGAAAAATGCACCAATCAAAAACACACAAACACTACACATGAGCAATAACAATTTTTATTCATTTCAAATACGCTGCTCAGCGCACCTAGACCTTAGGGAGGGTTTGGGTACCCTTCTTTGTCGCAGTCTCCCTGTTCTCTGTTGAACTCTACATGCTAGCATCGGTGGGAGGGCAAATTCCCATACTACTGCCGCCGTACTCGCTAGGGGGGGTTCGTAATGCCCCACACCCAAACGCAAATTTATCCCTCGGCGTTTGGATGAGCTGCCCCCGTGCATCACCTAATAAGGCGCTCCAGTTGCATCGGTTGTGGTTGGTACTTGGAAAATACGGAGGGTGACAGTAGTTGCGCCAGTGAGTGTCGTCACTGAAGGCGCAAAACTAGCCACCTTAGCTGGATTAGTGATAGTGATGTAACAAAATTGGCCACTGCTACCGGTGCCATCGCCGGTCCAGTTGCTGCTGGCACCAAGGCCAGCAGTGTGCCCCAGTGACGCTGTGCAATTAACCAGTGTACCGCTCGAAATCCAATTTGCCATGTTGGAAACGGTCACTGTGCCCCCGTAGTTCAGCGAGAGGAAAAACGTACCAAGCGCACCAATAGGCCACTGAATGGTTGTACCAGTCATAGTGAGCCCAATGGTGTCCCCGAAATTTTGAATATCGGAGGTCGTACCAAACGGAGTTGAGGCAACAGTGCCCAACGTGTTGTTGTAGTAGATCGCAATTGGTTGATCAAGTTCCAAGGCACCCGTGAGTACTGGCTTGCGAAGTTCAACTTCGTAGCTCACCCAAAGTTCACCAATTGTCACAGCGCTGGCTTGCATTCCAGTGGTGGCAAGGTAAAAGGTGCCAAGGTCGTACGTTTTCGCATCTTCGCCGGACGGAACGGCCCCACCCCGAACATACTGGATGTTGTAGGGGTTCTCAGCGGGGTTACATTCAATCGGGTGGCAAAAGCATTCACTAGGTTTGGCGTCGGAGGCAAAATACTCATTGAGCATCTGTTGCTTGTTCACGAACGCCGCTGAAGTCGACTTGTACTGAGTCGCCATCATAACACTGCCAAGAGCTGTATTCGAACTAGCCACAACATCGCCGCTAGTTGAAACAAACTCAAAAATCACACCCTTCCAGGTATACTCCTGATATTGTTGAGCGATATTGGAAAGCCATGGGAAGCTTGATTCGAGCCCAGGATTAAGGGGGAGTGTCAAACCCACTGTAAACCCTGTAGACGACTGAACATCATAAAGGAACTCTTTATGCCGAACCACTACTGACTGACCATTTTTGTGCATATTGGGAATATCGCCACTCGTCCGGAAACGATTGACCAGGGAATTCAACGTCACTGTGTAATCCCCCTGGCCCAACCACCTCGACACAACAGCACCCAAACCAGTGCCAGCCGCTTTTCCGAGTGAAGAGTTGCCCAAATAGCCCCCAACCATGCCACCACCTAGGCCTCCTAGAGCTCGGAGTGCTTGTCCAATGGCGGTGGGCTTTTCTTTCTTTTTGTTGCTCATTCTTTTTGTGCTGCGCTTCATATTGTTCCTGGGTTGAATCAAAACTAAGCGAGATACTTATCTTGTGGGAATTCGATGTATGTCGTATCTTTAATCTGCACGGCCGACACCTCTTTACTCACTATCGCAGATAGAGTGTACCCATCGTAGTACTTCTCTAATTCCAGCTGCAGACAGGGAGTAATGCCGGTCGCTATCCAGAAGCTATACCTCTCTCTAGCTCCTATCTCTCGTACGTCGTAGCTAAGCGAATTCATCCGCTCAAACTGTCCAGTGTTCCTGTAAATGCTTTGCATTAGTCCTTTAGAGGGTCTGCGGCCTTGGCCACAGCGTCGCAAGCAACGATAAAAAGACTGCATCACAGGAACACCTTTGGACAAGCTACCCCCACACATCCCTACAGCAGCGCACCATTGTTCAATCTCGCGGGGCGTATTGGCTGGTACCAAACACATTGAATCTTTGATGAGTACATTAGGGAGCGAACGGCACATGACAAAATTAGTGCCGTTCCAAACTGGGTGTGACTGGCAAAACTCAACGGCCTCGAAATCCGTAACAGTCGCCTCCACATCCATGCGAAAACCTTTTGAAGCGAACCACTCCTCCAATCCCTCAACAAATGCACGTTCATCATCTTTCTCAAGGAAGATAACGCAATCATCACCGTTGTTGGCGAGTTTAATTTTCACTCCGACGCGTTTCGCCCACGTCCACACTAGGGCACACATAATTAGGCAATTTCCCAGAGCCGTATTCATGTCACCACTGAAGCGGACACCTTCAATCTTAAACTTAAGATCGCCGTCCGCACAGTACCCACGACCGTTGTTGTGTATTTGATGATTCAACAGTCGTTCCAGTTTCGGGTCATTTCGAAACATCTTCAGATAAACAGCATGCTCAAACCGCAGTGCGGGCGTTGAAACATGCATATCGAACTTCTTGGCGTCCAAGCCAATACAAATGGGGTTTGCGAATGACTCCCATTTAGC